GTCTTGACCGCAATGCCGTTGTACTGCTGTTGATTGATCAGCTTCAGACCAAACGAGATGCCGTTGGCCGGATCGCGGAAGTAACTGCTGTCGTCCACCATGACCGGGCGCAGCGCAACGATGTCGCCGGTCGGTCCCATGGTGCGGGTCCGCTGGTTGGGCGGCCAAGTGACGACCTGATCTTGGGTCGAGAAAACGGCGAGGCGCTCCGTGTTCCAGCTTTCAATCATCTGGTTCATGGCATTAAGCGCGTCCTGCGCCGTTTCAGAAGACGGCGTTTCGCCTTCCGCCAGAACGCCAATCAGCCGCAGGGAACCGTTGATGATGTCGCCAGCCGTCGCCATGTCACTCGCTCTTGCTCAACCGCGGCCGCCCACGACGGCGCTGAAATACATTAACCTCAACCTCTGCGTCTGGCAAGGACGGGTCTTCGTCAGCCAGCGCATCGACGGCTTCATCGGCAATTTCAGACGGGTCAAACCGCACCCATCCGTGGCCTTCGTCGTACTGCGCCTCCATTTCCATGGTGGCAATCTTGACGCCGTGCTTGGGGTGCATGAGGTAGATTTCGGCCATTGTCCATCCTTATGAAGTTCAGGCGGCCCGCAGGCCGCCTGTTTTATTACGAAGCCACCAGCGGAATGGAGAACCAGTCCGTGGCGTCATACGCGACGAAGAAACAGGCCGTTTTGGCGGCCATGCTGAACGCGGTAGACCCGGCAACGCTGTTAATCTGAGCCGAACCCGGAGCATACACCTTCAGAATGGCATTGGCCGTGTCGTCGTTCTTGATCGCAATCACGCGACCGGCCGTAGGCGCTGGAAGAACGACACCTTTTGTGCCATCAGCAGCCGTGACCCAACTGAACGACGCCGTCAAAGCGGTCGCATCCGCACGGGTGGACCCGGCAGCCGCAGGCTTGGCAACGTTAAGGTTCAGCGAAGAAACAGCAGCCGTTCCAGAACTAATGGTGGCGTTGGTGATGGTGGCGCTTGCAATCGTACCGCCCGAAATGGCCGCGTCGGTAATCGTCGTACCGGACACCAGATCAGGATCGGCAAATGCAACGCCAACAGGCTTTGTGTTAGGCATGTTGATCTCCTTGTGGGGTTAGGCGGGCGGCATGACGCCGCCCGCCGCGTTGCTTACGAGATGGCGTAGAGCGACCACGCCGCGTCGCCGGTCTTGCGCGCGCGGAAGCGGCGCACCGTGCCGGCCGTGGCAGCGACAGTCATCAGGCCCTGCGAGCCCGAGGTGCCGATGGACCAGCCCGTGTTGGTCGTCATGGTGATGACGCCGCCGCCAGAACCGTCCACGTTGATCACCGAGAAATCGAACGTCGTGCCGACCTTGGCGTTGGTCAGCGCGGCGTCGACGTCAGAGGCCAGCGGCAGGGTGTACGCCGCGGCGCTGGAGCCGGGGGAGCCAAGCAGCAGACCGTTGGTCAACTGCGCGACCGTGAGGGTAGCCGAAGACGTCGCGGTGGCCGGCGCAGCCGACACCGTGACCTTCAGTTCGTTGAGGTTGCCATCGTTAGTCTGATAACCGCCGCCGACAGAGGGAAGTGCCATGTTCGTGTTCTCCTATTCTTTACCTGTTAACCCCAGAGACGGCACGCCATCGGCGCGCGGATCACGGAGTAACCATACAGCACGTCAATACGGCACGGCAGGCGGTCGTTGTTGATGTCATACTGACGAACGATACGCATGGAGATACCGTTGTGAACCTGGCGCGAAGCCATGTCCACGCCCTGCGGCAGAAGCAGGTCGGCCGTAGCGAACGAGATGGCGTCCTTGTGGTAGATCAGGTTCTGCGGGTAGGTGGTGGAAGCCGCGCCTACAAACGTGACAGCCTTGCCCGTGATGGTGAGCGTGCTGACCGTGGCGAGCGCGTTGGACGGCGAGTAAAGCGCCGGAGACACCGACAGGGTTACCGCGCCGCCAGCCGTCGAGGTCGCCGCAGCGGTGACCACAAACTGCTGGAGAGAGCCGGTGGACTGACGGGTCTGCGGGTTCACCGCGTAGCAGTCAGCAATGGTGAAGACGTCGCCCACGGCGAAGGTCAGCGCGTTACCGGCGCTGGCGAGCGTGATCGAAGTCGCGCCTTCCGAGGCGTTGCCGTTGACCGTGGCACCCGTAGCCGCGCGGCTGCCGCAGGTGTGCTGCTGGATCGACTGAGACATGTTGATCTCTTCGTAACCCAGCACGCCTTCGCCCATCATGCCGTTCTTGAACTGGCGGGAGACGGTGTCGACGGGGTTGAAGAGGCCCTTCATGCCTTCGACCAGACCGGCGTTAGCGGCCGGGTTCACGGTCGCGTAGCGGTTCGGCATCATGGCGGCGAACTCGTTCAGCTTCTGCTGGCCCTGAAGCAGAACGAGCGAAGTGGCCGGGGTCGTGCCGGGGGTGCCGACGGACGAGTAGATCGACTTGTAGGCGTTGGCGACGTCGGCGTCGATGGAGGACGCAAGCTGCGAGATACGCGGCTTGAGAACGCGGTCGGCGAAGTCGTCAAGCTGCATGGTCAGTTCGGCAGACGTGAAGTTCACGCCGATGTGCTTCTGCGAAGCAACCGTCAGGGTCGTGTACTGCTCGTTGTCGTCCTGCACCTGGAGCGCCGCACCGTCGGTCACCAGCGCACGGTCGGGCAGACGGATGCGGAGGGTCGAACCGATCTTGGCGCCTTCGACGGCAAAGCTGTCGTCGTACTGGCGGTTCACGTTGCGGGTGAGCACGAGGTTGTTCTCGAGGATTTCGAGAGCCTTCCGCGTGATCATGTCGATAGTAAGAATGCTGTTGGACATGGTGGTAATCCCAAATTAGCGGTTGCGTTGTGCCTCGTACTTCTTGATCTGCCGCAGCCGTTCCGCTTCGATCCATTCCGACGTACTCATCGACTTGGTCGAACGAGGGTCGGTGGTGTCATAACGCGGCGTTCCGTTGGAACGGGCGGTGACAGGAGCAATCGGTGCCGGGGCGGTTGATGTCTTTCGGACCGGCGGATTTGAGGACAGTGAAGCCTCAATCTTTCCGATTTCCTTTGCCTGCAAGATCGGGTTCAAGCGGGAGATGCGTGCGGCTTCGTTCGGATTGGAACCAAGGAAGTACAAGACATCCGGCCCAATATCTGAAGCCTGAATGCTCTGGGCCATCGCTTCCGTGACGGGAAGGTTCGGGTTGTAGGCGACCATTTCAAAGTCGTCGTACTTGTCCCGCGCCGCCTCTTCACGTTCGTGATAGGCTTCAAGCAGTTCAGCCTGCTGGCGTGCGGCTTCGCGCCGTGCCAGCAATTCCTCGGCTTTACGCTCGGCCAAAGCCTCTGCGTAATCGTCCGGGGAAACAAAATCATCTTCCGGGTAAAGGTCGGTCGGCGTAGTACGCTTCGCTTCCAATTCCGCAAGACGTTGCTGCTGTTCGCGCTCCCATTTGCGCTGTTCTCTTGCAAGCCGCTTACCGACGATGGCGTCAAGTTCTTCCTGTGTGAAGGTCTTGGACGCTTCCTGCTCGGCAGGCGTTTCCGGCGTTTCATTTTCTACAGGCTCGACTGCTGCCGTGGCTTCGAGTTCTGGCGCGGGCACTTCCGCTTCAAGTGGGACGTTGTCGTCCATGTGGTTTGACCCTTTCAAGTCACCTGATGTTCCGCATCAGTACGGTTAAAGGCCATACTACAACATATGTTGCAGCATGGCAATCTCGGTTATGGAACGTAATATTCGCCGCTCAATCGTATGCTGGCCGTAGCACCCCAGACAGCGGCAGGCGACGCAGCGCCTACAATATCTGCTTGGCCTGCGGTATTGGCGTAAATACATCTCACCTTGCCGTCGCCGGGCGTATTTTGGCGCACTGCAAACACGCAAGCATTTGCGCCGGTAGAGTTTTGCGCAAAGCCAGTGCCCATGATTTGAACTGTTGAAAGGCCAAGATCAGTTTTAGGAAGCGTAAAGGTAAAATAGCCCGTGCCAACGGCAGTCGTGCTACCAAAAACCATGTCAATCTGAAATTGGATTTTGCGACCTTCTCGGCTCCAGCGCCCAGTGATTGTGCCGTCCCCAATCGCCGCCCCGCCGCCAGAAGCCGCAAACACGGGGGTGTAGTCTAGCGGACCGATGTAAACATCGTTTCCGGTTCCGTTGTCGGTAATGTCGTAGTTTGGCGCTTGAGAATGAAAAGCTGCATTCAAGCAAGTCAAAATAACTGGTGCTGCAAACACGCAATTTCGAATTTGGTGCGATACGCCCGCGATTGTTGTCGTCCCGGCAGCCGCGCCAATACGCACATTATTTATCATGACTTGTGTCGAGTTGGCGCTGAAAATCAAGCCGTTTGTATAGCCGCCAGTCACATAAAAATCATTGCAACCGCCAAAATCGAACAGCGTGCAGCCGCTGCTTTCGCAGTTTGTAAAGTGTCGGCTTGTCGCCGCAGTGTCCGTGCCATCAACTTCAACAGCAGCTACTGTCCCAAGCGTGCCCGTCGTGACAAAAGTACAGCCAATAGCACGGAAAGTGCTTCCTGCATCTGCGCCAAAAGAAAGGCACGCATCGACAAAATTAAAGATTTTAACGAACAACATATGGCTGGCGGGGGTGTTGCCGGTCATGGTTACGCCAATACCCGCGCCGTGAGTTGCTGTTTGTCCATTAATCGACAAATTCTCTAGGCCAGCATATCCGCCTAGCGATGCAAAATTGCCTGTAAAAGTACGCAGCAACTCTGTGCTTTCAGCGCCGTCACCGACCAAAATAACGTTATCGGAAATCGTCAACGCAGACCCTATAGCGTAAGCGCCAGCAGGAATGCGGACACGACCACCACCGGCAGCAGCCGCAGCAGCTATCGCGGCTTGAATAGCCGCTGCGTCATCTGTGACGCCATCGGCCACTGCGCCATAATCCAAGACGTTAAAAGGTGCGCCTTCGATCAGAGAGTAGGTTGCTTTTGTAAGAGCCATCATTGCATCCTTACTTCGAAAAGGCTTGGACTTCAGCGTTGGTCAAACGCTGCGGATAATAGCGCAAAAACTGCATGTGGCCGTTCAAATAGTTAGCTGAACCATTTGCTTCGATAGAACCAAGGTAGGCAACAGAAGCAGTTGGAAGCGATGCAGGAGATGCTGTTTGGACCGTGTTGCCGTCAAGCGAAGCGGCTTGGCTGCCAACAGCATATGCCAAAGCAAGTTTGTGCGTTCCGGTGGTTAAAATACCGCTTGGGAGCGCAGGGGAAACGCTGCCTTGAATAGCGCTGCTTACGACAATATCCGCATTAACGACTGTTCCAGAAGAAGGGTAAGTACGAATTCGGTTGGCCGAAGTCCCGTCAGACACGCCGATAATGCGCGGCGAGTTAGGCCATGCAGCCATATCAAACCCAACAACGAACGCACCTGCTGTCTGGTTATACCAAGACGAAAAGTTCGTCCCCGTCATGCTCACAACGTCAGCATTGCGCGTCAGACTGGTCGTGGTCGTGGGGATGTAACTGGTGGCGAATGCGCCTGCTTCAAGCTGTGCGCCCCAGATGTAAATACCGCTGGTGCCGTCGCCAGCGTAGAACACACCGCCATTGGCATTTGCCGGGGCAACATATATATTGCCGG